GTAGCGCTTGTGGCTAAAAAAACCGCCTGTGACTTATTACCGCGCCTGCTATTACAGCGCCTACAACAAGCTACTAAGTTATTAGGGCTATAGGCCTCTGAGTTATCCTGGCTCTTAGATACTGGAATAATGTGGTCAACCGTATCGGCCTCAGCATTACAATAAAAGCAGGTGTTATTATCACGAGATAAGACCTGCAACCTAACCGCCTTGTACTTGCGTTTAGATCGTGGGTCTCCACGTTTAGTAGCCATTAGTAATGCCCTACCTTCTTATGTCTATCTAACGCCTTGCACGTATCACCTTTATAGATCCTATGATGCGTAATGTACTTAAGCCCTAAGTCTATCTGCTTATATGGATTAGTCTCTGTCATCTTTAACAACTGTGGAATACCAAACGCACTGCTCTTAGGATTCTTAGCTGTAGATGACCAGTTACTCTCTAAACGCCATAACGTCACCAAACAGCGGTATTGCTTATCATTACCTAACTTCATATGAGCATAAAGTTTATAGCTCTCTACGTTTGGATCGTAAGCCTTTGCTGGCGTAATCCCAATTACACATAGAACCGCCATAAGCACCAAACATCGCCTGCGAGCTATCCGCCTCAGCGGCTCGCCAGCGAGTTGTGATGCTAGCGTAGGTGTCAAGCTACTAGCGAGTATGTGGATAACTTGAGCGTATCGCCTGCGTGTCGTCCACAGGTTTTGGCCGGCTGTGGATAACTCCTGTGGATAACTATTTAGCATCCTTGCCCCAACCTGTGCCCCTAAATATGGCACCTACTGGGTCATAAATACGGCGCATATCAAAGCCACAGCACTTAGGTGTGTTTACATCGTGTATAGATCGCTGCACCTCAAAGCGTATTGAGCAGCTAATACACTCATACTCATACATCGGCATAAGTAACCAATAGGCAAACGCTCATTTTGCTACATTTTATACATTGTAAAACCTTCACACTAGGCGGCAGGTTATCTGTAACTATGCGCTCTATCTGCTCTGTTATCTTCTTACAGCTACGGCACTCAAAACGTATTAACTCACTCATAGCTGCACCGCCTCTGAGATAGGCAAAAGGGCCACGGTCTTGTCAACCTGGCCCTGAGAGTCAAACTCTGTTTTAGCAGGCAGCCTTTTAACTGACCACTTAACCGTTATCTTACGCAGGTTAAAGGCGTAGATGCCCTTAGGTGTGGCATTAACGTAAAAGGGCGTAAAGCCCAGGCGCTCGGCCTGTTGCATTAGCGCATCATATTTATCTTGCTCTATGAGCAGGTCATCGTAATGCGTATGCCTGCATTTTAGCTCTATGTGCAGCCTATACAGGGTGCTAGTGGCATCGTGGTATTCGTATTGGTCAGATGTCTTAGTTAAATCCTCTAAGTAACGGCCCTTAATGTAGCTAAATAGCTCTTGCTCTGTGTCTATCATCTGCAGCCTTTGCAAAACCATATAATGTTTTGATAGCTGTTTTTTTGATAGCCAAACTTATCTAGCTGTGCTACCAGGGCGCACTTATCGCATTGTTCAACCTTGTACTCAGCTGCTAACTCACCGTTAACAAAGAGTTTGCCTGTCATCTCTTTCAGGTTGATTAACTCGTAGCTGTCGCTCATACCTGTGGCGCCCAACCTGTAGATGTCTGCATATACCAAACGGGGTCACATTGTGTTGCCTTGCTCTTTTCTATGCAGCTGTAATTGCCCCACTCTTTGCCTGTCTTGGCGCTTGTGCCTGTACGCCATACGCGGGCACCGTGCTTACACTCAGGTTTGCCTTGTAGGTAGATGCCGCCTAACTCGTTTTTAACTGCCTCTATGGTCTGTGCTACAGGTGTAGTAGCCCATAGATCATCGCTAACAGGTGCTACGTCTTTAGTGCTAAGCGCCTCTACCTTTTCCATATCTTGCTTAGTACTACGAGCTATGCCACCAGGTGTAAGCAAACCAATAACACGACCATAAGCGCTCGTTACTGCGTTTTCTACCCAAAAGTGTAAATTAACGCCACGGTCTGAGCGCATCTCAAAGGCATAATCAACAGCGCTTGGTAGGTGATCTTCGTACTCTTTGTAGGCCTCGGCTTTAACCAAAATATAACCTTTTGTTATGTCTATATCCTCTATGTATGCGACTAGGCGCAAAGTCGGGAACTCTAAACGCGCCCTAATAATCCTGGCGTTGACATCCTCGTATCCTTCAAGAAAGTTACTCATCGCTTAGCCTCAGCCTCTTTTAGCGCCTTAGCGATATTACGGCCACGTAGGTAACCTTCACCCAGGCCTACTTTGTAGCCCATTTCATAAGCTGCATAGATAAATAAGCCCATAAACAAACAAACCATACCTACTACCATTAGATCTAAACTGTTCATCTTTCGCCCTTTGTTAAGGCCGATAAAGCTACTAACCGAGTAGCCCTCTCAGCGTGTAGTAAAAGTATGACCCTACCCACCGACAAAAGGCAACGCGACACGCGCTATTTAGCTAGCCTGTCCTCTAGCAATAGCTCGTAAATCTTGTCCACGCGTATCTCTATACGCTCAACCCTACCTTTAAGGTTATGCCCGCCGTTGCCGTCATCGCGTAACTCAGATAGGTAGTACTTAACAAGGTGCCGCACAAGCCCAGCCATAAGCCCTGAAAGCGTAGCAATCCCCAACGCTACAGCTATATATGCCTGGGCCTGCGACACTTACTTAGCGCCTATTCCCAGTTGCTTTTCATTAGGTGCTAGTGCCTTTAGTACTGGCCCAATTAGCCCAGCTAGAAAAGCATTAGCTAGTACTTTAGGGTCTGTGATACCTGATAGATACAGCGCACCCACGCACGATAGAGCTGCACGTAGGTAGGACAAGGCCGCAGCCTTTAGTTGCTCTTGCATTGTATTGCTCCTAAATGCCCTTTAGTTGACTTGTTTTAACACTGCAATCGTATGCGTTCCTGATGCAGCAATACCGTACAGGCCTTCGTGGTCACCTACTGGCACCTGCATTTTATCGCCATTATCTAGTTTGTAACCGTTAGCTGTAGTCACGTTAGCATCGCCTAAATACACAGCGCCGCCGCCTAGATTATGTAGCCATACGGTTTGATCCATAATGTTAGCTGCTACCAATAATGTAGCTGTTGTAGTTATTGTTACCTGTGCGCTAGTTGGCATTTTCTAATCCTAACTTAGTAATTAAAGCCGTGACCTTTTCAGGGCTTAGTGCTATCTCAAAGTGCATCTCATCTTTTCTAGTCCAATCCCCGCCCCAGGTTAGCCCGTACTTTTTAGCCAGGGCACGGATCATAGGTACCTTAGCTGCATCAAACGTGCCTACCTTGCCTAAAAGGTGTTTAGTTGCGTTCAGGTCTATAGCTGTGCCGCTGGCGTGGTTACTTAGTTTGCCTACCACACCTCTTACGTCTCTGTAGGCATAGCCCCAATCGTCAAAGGTGCCGCCTTCTATTGGCTCTATTAGCTGGTTAAACTCTTTAGCAAAGTTAATAAGCAACGGCGCTACCTTTTCGGCGCAACGTATTTTAAGGTTTGTGCCCTCTACCTTAAAAGGCTTAACGCCTATCTCAGCCTGGTCTTTAGATGCAGGCCACCCGTTGTAGCTAATCAGCATTTATTAGCCATTATGTGCAGTTACAACCGCTTCGGCTTTTGTTTTGTCTTTTTCGTCAATGTCAATCCAAAGCACGTTATCGGCATCTAATTCGACCCACTGAGGCTTGCCGTTTTTTTCTGCTACTGAAACTCCAGCAGCGATTAATTCATCGAGCAATGTTGCGCCATTTAGGTTTAATGGTTTTGTAAATGAGATTTTCATTATGCTCCTAAATAAATAATAGAAAATGTGTTTCCGTCATCAGCTCCGCCGTTAGCATTAAGGTTTCCACCACTTCCTTGACCTATTTGGATTTCAATGTAATCGGCTACGGATAAATTTAATACCGCCGTATTTGCGTGAATTGTTGAATCACCTGCACCTGTAAGTGCCATTGACCATGTTCCATAGGCAGCGGTACCGCCGCCATTATAAATAATTTTTGTATTTCTGCTACCTGTTGCATTAGGATCCCAAGTCGCTTGCCATTGGACAAGATACTTTCCAGCTTTACCGCTTGGAATTGTCATCCTGCTTGTATTTGATGATGTGTCGTGAAAACCATCTGTGTCAAAACTTTCAGAGTTAAAAGTGAGTGTTGTCCAAGTTGCATTAGGAATTGATTGATTAGCAGACTTGTATACTTTTGCACCAACAAATGCAGCCGTGCCTGAGGAAGGCGTTGCCCACTTCACTTTATAAGGGGATACAGTTGTATCAGCCGTCAAAACCTGCGCGGTTGTACCGATAGGCAGGTTATCGTAGGTGCCGCTACCTGTACCTACCACAATGTCACCTGCTGATGTGATAGTTGTAGCCATATCATTGGTGATAGTTACCGTGCCGCTAGTGCCGCCACCCGTAATACCTACGCCAGCCGTAACGCCTTCAATATCACCTGTAGCACCTGAGGCAGCCCAAGCTGAGCCTGTGTAATACCACAGTGAGTTAGTGTCTTTTGTGTATGCAAACTGCCCCTCTTGAGGTGAGGTAATAGCTGCATCTCTTGCCGCCGTAGATGCAAAGACGTTAATACCTTGCATTAGGTAGCCGTTAGTGTCAGCTGCCGTAAGTACCTCGCCAGTAGTAAAGGTCTTAAAACCTAATCCAGCTGCCATAGTCCTATCTCCTTAATAACTTAATACGCCGCTGTCAAGCAAACCGTATATGGATGAGTCTAATATAAAGCCGTCAATAATTGGCTC